GCTTGGGCGCATCCGTCCGTGCTTGAGCGGAGGAAGTCAGAGGCGGCGCGGTTCAAGGACTTTGCTGTTGATGGCGACCTGACTATGGTAAAGGTTGTTGGAGACGATACGGCAGCGGTTGCTGAGATCGTGGCGCGTGTCGAGGCATCCGGCCTACTGGACAAGGTAGGCTGCGACCCGCACGGCTTGGGGGGGATTCTGGACGCGCTGATAGCCGCCGAAGTCCCGCAAGAAAAGGTCGTAGGAATATCGCAGGGCTGGAAGATGACCGGCGCGATCAAGACTGCGGAACGAAAGCTTGCAGAGGGCACCTTGATTCACGGCGGACAGAAGATGATGGCCTGGTGCGTTGGCAATGCGAAAGTCGAGCCGCGCGGGAATGCAGTCATCATCACGAAGCAGGCGAGCGGGTACGCGAAGATAGACCCAGTGCTCAGCATGTTTAACGCGGTGAGTTTGATGGCGCTGAATCCTGAATCCAGCGGGTCGATATATAACCAACGCGGCATCATGGCTGCGTGAACAGTTCAAGGAAAACATGCGCGCAAGAATGAAGATGCTGGCGAACCTGATCGACGTGAGGGACTTCCTCGCTTTCGGCGGGCTTTCCATTCTGTGCTACGGCTTGCACTTGGTATACCCGCCAAGTGCTTTCATCGTCGGCGGGGCTGCGCTGTTCTGGCTTGGGGCGCACGACTGATGGGAATTCTCGCCGGCCTGCGCGAGCATCGCGCTACGTCTCAATCTGTCGGGCACCCTAGAGACCCGGTAGTCTCGTCATGGTTCGGTGGCGGCAGCAATTCTGCGACCGGGCTATCGGTGACGCCGGACAGCGCGATGAAGGTAACGGCCGTGTTCCGCTGCGTGTCCCTGCTCGCTCAGACCTACGCCAGTCTGCCTCTGGGTGTCTACCGCGAGCGCGACGACGGCGGGAAGGATCTGGATAAGAAGCATCCTCTTTACCGTGTTTTGCATGACGCGCCGAACAAGTGGCAGACCTCGTTTGAGTGGCGGGAGATGATGGCCGCGCACTTCGCACTTCGCGGCGCCTGTTACTCCGAGATCATCAGTACTGGAGGGCGGGCGGTGGATCAACTGATTCCCCTGCACCCGGATCATGTTCGCCCGTATCGTGCGCCTGATGGTCGGTTGGCTTTCGAGTACCGCTCGCAGAACGGTCCGAACCGGATCATCCTGCAAAGCGAAATGCACTGGATGCACTTACTCCCAATTGGCGGAGATCCTACGAAACCGTTTAGCCCGATTGGGCTGTGCCGTGAGGCTGTAGGGCTTTCGATGGCGACCGAGGAGCACGCGGCGCGGCTGTTCTCGAATGGAGCCAGGCCGGGTGGGATTCTGAAAATGGCTGGGCACTTGAAGGACGACCCTGCGCGGGATCGGTTCAAGAAGTCATGGCAGGACGTGCAGGGCGGGGTCCGGAACGCGCACAAGGTGGCGTTGCTTGAGGACGGCATGGAGTGGCAAGCCCTTGGAATGACGAGCGAGGACGCGCAATTTATCGAAACGAGAAACTTGCAGCTTGGCGAGATCGGCAGAATCTTCGGCGTGCCTGCGCACAAGTTCGGCGATCTTGCGAGAAGCACGAACAACAACATCGAACATCAAGGAATCGAGTTTGTAACGGACACGATCCGGCCCGGTGCGGAGCGGTGGGAAGACGCGATGCAGCGGGATTTGTTCTACGGGATGACCCGCACGCACTGCGCAGAGTTTGATCTTGATGGGCTGATGCGCGGGGATTCAACTGCGCGTGCGGCGTTCAATGCCAGTGCAGTTTCCAACGGTTACAAATCGCGCAATGAAATCCGCAGGGATGAGGGCTACAACACCAGCGACGACGAAGGCATGAACGCCTTCACCGTGCAGAGCAACCTTATTTCTATCGGCGACCTCGGCAAGAACTTCATCGCGCCGGGGAAACAACCAGGAGCCAATGATGGCAAATGAAATCGAGCGCCGCGCCTTCGCAATGGAAGTGCGCATTGACACCAGCGCGGAGATGCCGCCTAAGATGAGCGGCCATGCTGCTATGTTCGACAGTTTGTCCGAGGACTTGGGCGGATTCCGGGAGCGCATTGCGGGCGGCGCGTTCGCAAAGACCTTGCAATCTGCCGACATTCGCGCGCTGTTCAATCACGATTCCAACATCGTGCTTGGCCGAAACAAGGCCGGGACGCTGCGGCTCAGGGAAGATCTGACCGGGCTGGCAATCGAGATCGACCCGCCCGATACGCAGGCTGCGCGCGACCTCATGGTGTCGATGAAGCGCGGCGACATCAATCAAATGTCATTCGGCTTCCGGACAGTTGCGGACAAGTGGGCGAAGCTCGACGGGGAGTGGATCCGGACGCTGCTGGAGGTTGATCTGTTCGACGTTTCTCCCGTCACATATCCGGCCTACCCGGCGACTGCCGTAGCCGTGCGGGGCTTGCAGGATGCGATCAAGAGCGCATCGCCGCCCGACGAAAACTGGCGTATCGACTTCATGCGCCGCAGGCTGGAACTGGCTATTTAGCGTTGACAGGCTGTCCCAAAAATAGGATAGTGTCGCCTTGTGCTTGAGCACTCGCTCTAGCCAACACATAAGGCGAACAATCATGGCGGCGAAGCCGGAATCGAAAGAAACGTCGATCGACATCATGGAGGTTGTGAAGGGGCGCATGGAGTTCTGCGTGCTCGGATCAAGCCCCCTAATAATGAACCGGATGAGTCAAAAAGTTTGGTTCGAGTTGCTAGCGCCGAAGGGTAAAAAAACCGCGGCGGAGAAGGCCGGATCACTGAAGCATTATCCGGTTCAGGAATTTCGTGATTCACCGTACCGAATGACCGATCCGAAGTCGCCTGCACTGTTGGCGATAATGCCGACGGCGTTCAAGAAAGCGATGGGCACGGCGGCGCTCGATATGCCTGGCGCGAAGAAGTCTCAGATTTTGAGGCTGATTTACGTCGAGGGAGAAATGATCCCGATCTACGGCGTGCCGAGGGTTTTCATGGCGATCACGCGGTCCTCGGACATGGCTCGCACGCCGGACGTGCGCACGAGGGCAATTCTGCCGGAGTGGGCGTGCAAGTTGAGCATCACGTTTACCAAGCCGATTCTCCGTGAGCAGTCGATTGCGAATCTGCTGGCCGCTGCGGGCTTTCAGTCCGGCGTCGGTGACTGGCGGCAGGAGAAAGGTTCGGGATCTTACGGATCGTTCAAGCTCGTTTCTGCCGATGACGAGGATTTCAGGCGCATCGTGAAGATGCAGGGCAGGAAGGCGCAGGAAGATGCACTTGAAATCCCGGTTGCGTATAACGACGAAACAAGCGAAATGCTTTCATGGTTCGATGTCGAGTCGAAGCGGCGCGGGTTCAAGGTGGCGGCATGATTAAGATCGAACAGGAAGCGATTCGCGTTCGCCTTGCGGAATTGGAAGCCAAGGGGAAAGGCACCCTAACGCCGGATGCGGTAATCGCCGATGCCCGCAAGTCGTCCAGTCCGTTGCACGCATGTTTCGAGTGGGACGATGGCAAGGCGGCGCAGGCGTGGCGCATCGAGCAGGCGCGCGGGCTCATTCGTAGCGTGAGGGTGGTTATCACGACAGATGAAAGTTCCGTAACCGTAGTTGCCTACGTGCGCGACCCGGAGCAGGCACCCGGCGAGCAGGGCTACACGTCAACGGTGCGATTGCGCGACGACAAAGACAGGGCGCGGGCGGTGCTGGTCGAGGAATTCTCGCGTGCTGGTGCTGCACTGCGACGGGCGCGGGAGTTGGCGATTGCTTTCGCGTTGGAAAAGGTTGTGGATCAAATCTCGACCCGGATTGAGCGGGTAAAGAAGAAGGCGACCGAGGCACGCGCTCGGGCGTAGTGGGCAGGGCTAGGCAAGGCAGGCGCGGCATGGCTCGGCGCGGCGTGGCTAGGCGCGGCGTGGCACGGCAGGCATGGCTCGGCGCGGCTTGGCAAGGCGCGGCATGGCCCGGCAAGGCATGGCAGGCAAGGCAAGGCGTGGCAGGGCGCGGCAGGGCAGGGCA